CTGGTACGATGCAGGTGTTTCTTTAGCAAAAACAGATATCTTAGAAAACGATCCAACAAATGGTTGGCAAACACTTACTAAGGACTTACAAGTGGCTTCAAGTGCTCCTAGCACACAGAGTGGCGGTGGTTCATTAGTGGATGGCGATGTATGGTTAGATTCAGACGACACCGAAAACTTCCCAGCACTTTACAAAAGAGCTTCAGGTAGTTGGGTAGCAGTAGATGGTACAGACCAAGTAACTGCTGAAGGTGTTATATATGCTGACTTTAGACAATCTAAAGCAAGTTCATTAGATGCAGACGCACCGTTAAGAACAGCATACCCACAAGGTATGTTAGGATTTAACAAACGTGCTTCAGCAGGTAATGTTAAAGAGTATAAAATTAATTATACTCCAGCTGGAACTAACATTGGTAATGTTTGGGTAGATGCTTCTATGAACCAAGTAGACGGAAAAATGTTTGGTTTAAGAAAAGCAGTACACAACGTAGTTAAAGTTGCAATGCAAAGTGCTATCGTTTCTAATGATGATCTTAGAAGTGAAATTAATGCTTTCAATCTAATATCTGCTCCTGGATTCCCAGAGCTATTAGACGAGATGGTTGCACTAAGTGGTGATAGAAGAAATACAGCATTTGTTGTAGGCGACACACCATTTAGACTTAAAGCAGATGCTACAAGCACTAAGAACTGGGCAACAAACGCCAACAATGCTAGTGAGAACGGCGAAGACGGATTGCTAACAAGCTCTCCATATGCGGCAGTTTACTATCCAAGTGCTTTATCAACAAACTTAGACGGTACTAACGTAGTTGTACCACCAAGTCATGTTGCTTTAAGAACTCTTGCATTCAATGACCAGATTGCTTACCCTTGGTTTGCACCAGCTGGTTTCCAAAGAGGACTAGTACAAAACGCAACTTCAGTAGGATTTGTTAATCCAACTGATGGCGAGTACACTCCTGTAACACTAAACGAAGGACAGAGAGATACGTTATACTTGAATAAAGTTAATCCTATCGCTCAATTCCCAGGTAGAGGACTAGTTGTTTTCGGTCAGAAGACACTAAACCCAACTGCAAGTGCTTTGGATAGAATTAACGTTGCAAGACTCATTGTTCACATTAGAGAAAGACTTGACGATATCGTTAAGCCATTCTTGTTTGAACCGAACGATGATATCACAAGACAGAACGCAAAAGGCGTTGTTGATGGGTTCCTATCTAACTTAGTAACTCAAAGAGGTCTATTTGATTACGTTACAGTATGTGACGGATCAAACAACACTCCATCAAGAATCGATAGAAACGAACTTTATATCGACATTGCGATCCAACCAGTGAAAGCGATTGAGTTTATTTATATTCCAATCAGAATCCAGAACACATTGGGTTCAACAGCGTAAGTTTAATTACTTAACAATAAAAAGGGGTCTTTTAGGCCCCTTTTTTTTGGTTTCGTTAAAGCACACTATAAAGAAAATGACCTTAATTAGATAAATAACTGTAACATAAATCCAAAAGGATTTTAAGTTAGGAGAAAAACAAATGGCAGAATTATTTGGAAACATGAATAAGTTCGGTGTTCCAGTTGACGAATCCGGCACAGCAGGTATTCTAATGCCTAAACTCAAATTTCGTTTTAGAGTTAAGGTAGAGAATTTTGGTGGCCAGAAAGGCGCAAGGGAATTTACACAGAACGTAATGAACGTCAGTCGTCCTAAGATTAGTTTTGAGGAAGTAGAGATTCATTCGTACCAGTCAAAAGTTTATGTACAAGGCAAGCACACATGGGAAACTTTGACATTAGTTATCCGTGATGACATTCAGAACACAGTAGCCAGATTAGCTGGTAAGCAAGTTCAAAGACAGTTGAACCACTTTAATCAACAGGCGGCATTGTCCGGCTCAGATTATAAGTTTAACACTAGACTTGAGATACTAGATGGTCAATCTACTAAACCTATGGAAACATGGGGACTAGAAGGATGCTTCTTACAAAATGTTGATTACAGTGATTCAGATTACACAACCAATGAACCAGTAACAGTTACAATGACTATTAGATTTGATAATGCAATCCATGCCCCAGGCGATGGTAATAATGATGGTTCATCAGTAGCTGGTGGCGATGGCGAGGTATTCCCAGAGGATAACGTATTCGGCGTAGTATCTGATGGTAACACTGCACCAACAGAAGGGTAAGTTTAAGCGGCTTAACATAAGATGAGTTTTTTAAAGGATTACTTTAAAATATTGGCAATGGAAATGGTTTCGTCCATCAAATATGATGGTGTAGGACCATTTCTATCAGACGAGAATCATGCGAAGCCTTTCAATCCACAGAACACCCCGGTAAGACAGAAGTTTAACGGGTATGCTAATTTTTACTTTAATGGTGATGTTAGTGTACCCGGTATTACTGATATGGAGAAAGTTGGCGACCAAACTGTATTCAGCAGTATGATCAAGAACAGTGATATACCTAGTGCCGAAATGGCAACAGACGTAAAAAATCAATACAACAAAAAACGAATTACAGTAACCCACGCAGAATTTAAACCTATTTCGATGTCAGCATACGACACCGTTGATAGTGCATGGGTTTTATTATTAATGAAAATGTATGCACATTTATTTACAAACCCAATGGGGCAATACGAAAGTACAGTCAAAACGGCACCAGACCCCGCCGATGCAACAAAGACAATAACTACAACATCGCTGAATCCTAAAAAGATACCTTATGATGTAGTTCCTAGTGCAATACCCACAGGTAGTACAGAAGGTCCAACATACGGATTCAATTCACAATATTCTGACAACAACATGGGATATAATTTATTACCGGGTAGCCAGAAGTACTTCTTAAACCATATAGACATTGTTATGTTCCATTCCCAGCGTTCAATTGTGTACACTATGTTCAACCCTATTGTAACAGGATTTACTGTAGATGGATTTGACCATTCGTCTTCTGATCCAGTAATGGTTAACATGGATATATCATACGAAAACTTTTCAGTAAAGCCTTTGGTAAATAGTTTTATACCTGAGGCTGATATGGAGCGTTTCTTTAAAGGCGGCGGCAGTAAAACAGACTACGAATTACTTAGAAGCGATACTGAAGTATCGGGTCATGTCTATAGTGACGGCATGGACCCTAGGAAACAAGCATCGTTAAAAGAAAAGAAAGCACTGTGGCTAACGCCTGGTGAAGAAGGCGGAGATCAAGTAAGCCGTTATTCACATGACCAAAGTACGTCAGACTTTTGGAAAGCAATTGGAGGCAGTTCCTAATGCTTAGTATGTATGAAACATTTGGTAACGAAATCAGTTACGAAAAAAGACGAGACAAGTTAGTGCAGTTCTTAAAGAACAGCACAATTGCTTTTCCTCTACCTGAAGCAAGTGTAGATATTTTAACCACAATGCTAGAAGGTCAGAACACAGTAGGAATGGACGCAACTAAATTACAAATGGTCGAAGGTCGCCTTATTGACATAGGATTTAATAAACCTACAGCGGCAACTCTTGCTCAGGCATTAATTAAAATTGCAGATCAACAAGGTGTACATCCTATATCTTATTTCGAGTTAAACGAAGACAGTATTAAATTAGCAGAAAACACTTATAAAGCATTAAACACAATTAGACCAAAAGGCAATCTTATTGGTTTATCAGTTGAAAAACAAAATAAATTCAGTAAAATCGCTAACGTAATTAGACCATAGAGACTGACATGGCGTCTAAATACTCCCAAGGAAAATACATTGTAGAAAATCCTAGTAAGTATATAGGAGCAAAGGCACCCTTTGCCCGTAGCAGTTGGGAGACGGCGTTTATGAGGTTCTGTGATACTCATCCTAACATAATTAAGTGGGCAAGTGAAAACGTTAAGATACCTTATATGCATCCTTTCACAGGAAAAATAACTAACTATGTACCCGACTTTATGGTTCAATATGAAGATAAGAACGGTAAAACACGAGTAGAATTAATAGAAGTTAAGCCTAAAAGTCAAACAGTCATAGAAGAAGCAAGAGGCAGAGGCGACAAAATGGCAACACAAGTTAATGCTGTTAAATGGGAAGCCGCTAGTGCATGGGCTAAAAGCAAAGGCATACACTTTAAGGTTATTACTGAAGACCAGATATTTAATAAGCCTAAGAGAACTACCAAACCAAGACGCAAAATGCGTTAATATTCACTAAATACAATTATGACTAAGAAACTAGAAGAAGAATTTAATTTACCATCGATGGAAGAAGCACTAGCATCTGACGAAGTAGAGAAGTTCACTGAAGCGCCTAAAACAGAAATTGTAGAAATAGCAGAAGTTGAAAAAGCACTTAGTAATGCAGAAAAGATAGACCATGCGTTAAGGAATGTTGAAGGGCTAGAAGATCATAATATCGATATGGACAGTATTGCTACTCAGGCAGTTGATAGTTATCAGCAATTAATGAATTTAGGAATGAATGTTAGTGATAGAGATGCAGGCGGAATTTTTGATAGTGCTTCGAAAATGTTAAAAACTGCCTTAGATGCTAAAGACAGTAAAATAAATTCTAAGTTAAAGCAAATTGATATGATGATTAAGAAAGCAAGGTTAGATAACAATGCTGGTAGTTATTCTAGTGGGGATTCAGGTACAGAGCAAACGTTTGATCGAAACGAATTGTTAAAAATTATTAACAATAAAGATTAATTTTTCCAAGGTATTAATTTAAACCGTTCTTGAGGCAGTCCTAAAAACTTTGTAGTCCATGCACTTTGACCTGTAAAATCTAAATGTTGCCATTCATCCTTTCTTAACAGTTTAGTACTTGCAACATCTTCCCAATCATTATTTTCTATAACTAACTCTATGATTTCTTTCTTTTCTAGCACAGTGTCTAATTCAGTATCGTCCCATTCGTAATGAAAAAGTTCCATTACATTACCTCTGTCATCTACATAGTCTATACTCATGTCTATACCCCACTTGGGTTTTAGTTTAATCATTTTCCATAGTAGATTATTGCCTGGCGCCCAATGAGATAGTTGTTCTAATGCATAGCCATGATAGCCTTTACGTTCGTACAAGTCGGAATGATTAATGTGTACGCCTTTATGTGTATGGTCATTTATGTACCACTCTTGTTTAATACATGCTTTATATCGCATGTAATCGTGTGATACCATGTTTGCTTTTGCATACTCTTGTTCTAATAGACATAAGTCGTAGCCACTTTGATCAAACCTATCTAATGCATCTGGATGTGGGCAATTCATGTTCTCAAGGGCGGTTCCCCACGTTCTTCGAGCATTGAATTTATTTTGGCTTAGTTTAAACTGCATACTTTTAGTATTTATGATAAATAAGTGTAACAGGAGTTTTAGACTATGAAAGAACTAAAAGACATCATTTCTGAATCTTTAGACAAAGAGTACGGTTACAAAATTAAAGTAGCCAGAGATTGTTCTAACGAAGATTTAGCAAAATTAGAATCAATATTGGCAAAGTACAATATTATAAGTGCTACTCCTTGGAAGAGAGCGCCTATTCAAGAGAACCCAATGGAGTTTTCAAGATTAAAAGGTGCAAACTTTACAAGCGAAGTATGTAGCTCAGACGTTATATTAAAATACCCAGTCAACGACAGAGTATTAGAAGTATACGTTGCAGTAAACTTAGGTGTAGACCATGAACGTGTATTATGTTATGGTGTTAAAGAGCCTAGAAAGTTACAGGCAGATATTGCCGCAGAGCAAAAAGCACGTGATGAAGGTAGACTAGTTGACCATGAAGAAGCAGAGTTAACCAAAGAAGAACAAGCACATTATGAAAATGAAAACGTTGATGTCGATTTCAGTGAAGCATTGTTCGGTGAAGCATACAATACAAAATTCCTAGCAGAGTTAGAAAAAATCAAAGCAGAAAAGGGTGCAGACTATTTTAGAAACTACCCAACTAAAGATGAACTAATGGGCGAAAAACATGCAGACACAATGGCTACATTGCAAAACACTCCAAACATGGGTAAAGGTGCAGAGTCCAGTAAGCATGTACACACTATTGACCAAATGAGAGGCTCAAGAAGCTCGTGAATGATATAGACTTCAATAAGAAGTTATTAGAAGCATGTGATTCATGTGCTTCAGATGATACGTCTGAATCTCACACTTATTCTAAAAGTATAAGAGGAGATACAGGCTCAGTAACAGTGTCAGCAAATGCAGACAGTATGGACGAATTAAAAATGTTACTGGGCAAAGTTGGAATCACACTACCAAAGGATAAAGAAGAAGTTGGGCATGACCATGACCACAGTCCATGTGATGACAGCGAAGAACCAATGCAAGTTGTTACTGTTGATGCAGACGCTGAACCAAAAGAGCCTGTAAATCCATACAATAGTGGCACACCAGATAAGCAAGTTTTAACCAACATAATTAGAGATAAACTTAAAGCATATCTCATGAACGGTTCTAAATAACAACAATCCCCCACATAAATCTACATAAATAACTGTATGCCAAAAGGAACAGTAGGTACAGAGCTTGTAAAAGGCGCATACGATAAAGTTAGTTATGACGCAACAATGCTGAAAGAATTTCAGGAATGTTGTGATAACGATAACGGTCCTGCTTTCTTTATGAAAAACTATGTAAAGATACAGCATCCTACTAAGGGCGGTATTTCTTTTGAACCGTTTGAATATCAAGACGACTTAATCAAAAACTATAACCAATATAGATATAGTATTAACATGCTAGGCAGACAGATGGGTAAAACCACTGTAGCGGCAGGATACTTACTTTGGTTTGCTATGTTTAAGCCAGACAGCACAATACTAGTTGCGGCTCACAAGGCGGCAGGTGCAATGGAAATTATGCAACGTATACGTTATGCATATGAAAGTGTACCAGACCATATTAGAGCTGGTGTAAGTGAATACAATAAAATGAGTATTACGTTTGATAATGGTAGTAGAATTGTAGCAAGTACAACAACTGAAAACACTGGTCGTGGTATGTCCTTAACCTTAGTATACTTAGATGAGTTTGCGTTCGTACCTCCACGTATTGCCGCGGAGTTTTGGACAGCACTATCTCCCACACTAAGTACAGGCGGTAAGTGTATTGTTACAAGCACACCTAACAGTGACGAAGATACATTTGCTAGTATTTGGCACCAATCACAAAAGACTGTAGATGAATATGGTAACGAATTAGAGTTAGGTATTAATGGTTTTAAAGGGTACATGGCAACATGGGATCAACACCCAGATAGAGATCCTGATTGGGCAGAAGCAGAACAAAGTAGAATCGGCGAAGAACGTTTTAGACGTGAGCATGAATGTGAATTTATCATTTATAACGAAACACTTATTGACTCGCTTTGCTTGGCTAATATGAAGCACACAGATACCCTGTACAGAACAGGAGAAGTACGTTGGTATTCTAGGCCCAAGAAAGATGCTATGTATGTTGTAACACTAGACCCTAGTGCAGGAACAGGCGGAGATAATGCCGCAATACAAGTACTGGAGTTGCCAGCAATGAAACAAGTTGCTGAATGGTGTCATAACAAAACACCTGTTGAAGACCAAGTTAGAACTTTGCGACAAATACTCCAAGAAATTGAGACATATGATCCTAGTGATATTTATTGGACAGTTGAGAATAATAATATCGGTGAAGCGGCACTAGTTGTTATCAGAGACACCGGCGAAGAAAACTTCCCAGGGCAAATGCTACACGATCCTGTTAAGCAACAAGGTAAACGTGGACGTAAAGGTTTCCATACTAGTGCTAAAACAAAAATGGATGGTTGCATATCACTTAAACGTTACATAGAACAAGGCAAATTAAAAACTCACAGTAAAGCATTTTTACGAGAACTTAAAGTTTTTGTTGCAAGAGGTAGTAGTTTTGCCGCACAACCAGGCGACACTGACGATTTAGTTATGAGTATGCTTATTGCTGTACGCATGATTAATTATATTGCATCGTTTGAAGATTCTGTATATGAGGTTGTAAACCAAAACATACGAGGTGAAGAAGAAGGATCTTATGATGACGATGAAAGTTCAGGACCTTTTGATGAATATGATGAACCCATGCCGATCGGGCTACTTTGATAAATACAAGTAGGAGATAAATAATATGGCAATAAGTGTAAAAACAGTTGCAGACAGAGTCTTTAATTTATTAAAAGGCTACGGCTATGAAGTAGATACTTTCGATAAGGAAGGTGAAGTAGTAGGCGACCCTGCAGAAGCAATCAGGTTCTTTGTAGAGAATCCGAACTTACTTGTAACATTAAATGTAGCAAGTGAAGAAATACGTTTTAGTGCATCTGAAAATTCCGACGAAACAGACACACTAAGATCACAGTTAGGTAGCATTGCAAGAAAACACTTAATGACAATGGATTATAGACTGTTTGGTAAAACATTAAAACCAGCCAGCGAAAAAATTAATATTACAAAAGAGAAAGATATGGAAAGTGTACAAGAAGCAAGTTTAGGTTCATCATACGGATCATCAAAAACAAGTTACCAACCTTTGGATACAGTTAAATTAGTTGTAAAGCATACTAAGGCTGTAAACGAAGAATCACGTGGTGCTAGAAGTAGGAATATTAGTAAGATATTCATTCAAGCAAATGAGGAACGTTTCTTATTTCCTAGTAAAAACTTGCAAGGCGCAAGAGCAATGGCAAGACACATTTACAATGGCGGCACAATGCACGACTCGGTTGGCGAAAGCATTGTAAGTATGTGCGGTGATTTAAAAACATTAAAAGAATTTGTTAATTATGTATCCAAGCAAGGACTAGTTAATGAATCAAATCAAGAGTATGTTAGTATTGCAAGAGAACATATCGAAGGTATTAAAACCACATTTAAAAAAATAGCAGGACCTAAGTCGTACAGTAAAACAGTTGAAAGTTTAGCAGAATTTGATAACATTGAAATGGTCAACGAAGTAAACTTAGAAGATCACTTTACTGAAACGCATTTTGATAACAAAGTAGGTAATGCACACCAAACACTATCTAAGTTAGTAAACAAAAAATCAGCATTTGAAAGTTACATAATGAAAGCAATTGAAAGTGCAGATTTCAGCGGAGCAAAAGAAGTTATTGCAGAAGATCCGATTGAGTTTGCAGATCCACATGCTAAGTTAGGCTACCAAGTCAGTCAATTAAGCAGTGTTGCTAAAGACAGCAAACTTGCTAATTACTTAGGTGGGATTGGTAACAAATTATCATCAGGTGGTAGTTTAGATGCAATGGAATATAGAGCAGTTAAGGCTTCTTTACTTTCAGCACAACAACCACAGCAAGTAGCAATGGCAGAAGATTTAGCAGAAAGCGAAAGCAAGAAATACGAGAAATTTATAGAGAGTTTCGAAATTTTTAATAAATAGTATTACAGGAAAGAAAACTATTTGTCAGCAATAGTATAAAAAGGTTGACAACATGGCTTAAAGAATATACAATAACCACAGTTAGTACATAAACCCAGACGTACTAGCGAACATGGCACATATAAGGAGAAAATTATTATGGCATCTTTAGCAGAAATTAGAGCAAAACTACAAGCAATGGAATCGAAAGGTTCCGGATCAAAGCAACAATCAGGCGGCGACAACGCCATTTATCCACACTGGAATATCGACGAAGGGACATCAGCAACTCTCAGGTTCTTACCTGACGCAGACGTTGACAACACGTTCTTTTGGCAAGAAAGACAAATGATTCGTTTGACTTTCCCAGGTATTAAAGGCGGAGACATGAAGCCTGTAACAGTACAAGTACCTTGTGCAGAAATGTATGGAGACACTTGTCCAGTATTAACTGAGGTACGTCCTTGGTTTAAAGATCCAAGTCTAGAAGACATGGGCAGAAAGTATTGGAAAAAGCGTTCATATATCTTCCAAGGGTATGTAACTGAGAATCCTATGACTGAAGCAAACACACCTGAGAATCCAATCAGACGTTTCGTCATTTCACCTCAAATCTTTAACATTATTAAGTCAGCACTTATGGATCCAGATATGGAAAATATGCCTACTGACTATATGAATGGTACAGATTTTAGAGTAACTAAAACAACCAAAGGTCAATACGCAGACTACAGTACGTCTAAATGGGCTCGTAAAGAAAGAGCATTAGATGAAACTGAACTTGCGGCTATTGATACACATGGTCTTCATAACCTTGCAGACTTCTTACCGAAGCGTCCTGGTGCAGATGAAATTAACGCAATTAGCGAAATGTTTCAAGCGTCAGTTGACGGTGAATTGTATGATGTCGAAAGATGGGGTAACTTCTACAAGCCTTATGGCGTAGATGTTCCTGCAACTGCAACACAATCTACTACAGCACCAGCACAAGCGGCGGCCCCAGTGGCACCTGCTCCAGTGGCACCTGCACCTGCACCAGCAGTAGCAGAAGCGGCTCCAGTAGAACCAGTAGCAGAAGCGGCTCCAGTGGCACAAGCGGCCCCGGCTCCAGCGGCAGAAGGCGAAGCAAAACCGAGTGCAGATGATATTCTGAACATGATTAGAAACCGTACATAAGGAGACTAACATGCAGAAACCATTTGACTTAACAAAGTTTAGAACAGGCATTACGAAAAGTATTTCTGGCATTAGTGCTGGATTTCATGACCCGCAAGACTGGATCTCTACAGGTAACTATACACTTAACTATCTAATTAGTGGGGACTTCCAAAAAGGAGTTCCTTTGGGTAAAGTAAGTGTATTTGCTGGAGAGTCTGGTTCGGGTAAAAGTTTTATCTGTTCTGGTAACTTAGTAAAGAACGCTCAAGAGCAAGGCTGTCAAGTAGTACTATTTGATAGTGAAAATGCACTTGATGAGGATTGGCTACAAGCATTAGATGTAGACACAACTCCTGAGAAACTTCTCAAGATTAGTGTTAGCATGATTGATGATGTTGCTAAAACTATCAGTGACTTTGTGAAAGACTATAAAAATAACTACGGTGATTTACCATACGAGGAACAACCTAAACTACTATTTGTTGTAGACAGTCTAGGTATGTTACTTACACCAACTGACGTAGCACAATTTGAAAAAGGTGATATGAAAGGCGACATGGGTAGAAAGCCAAAGGCACTAACAGCCTTAGTTAGAAATACAGTTAACCAACTAGCACCACATCCAATTGGACTTGTTGCTACTAACCATACATACGCATCACAAGATATGTTTGACCCTGATGATAAAATCAGTGGAGGACAAGGTTTTGTGTATGCTTCAAGTATTGTTGTTGCAATGAAGAAGTTGAAACTGAAAGAAGATGAAGATGGAAATAAAGTTAGTACTGTGCAAGGTATTAGAGCGGCATGTAAAGTAGTGAAAACTCGTTACAGCAAACCGTTTGAAAGCGTACAGATTAAAATTCCATACGAATCAGGAATGAATCCTTATTCAGGTATTTTAGAATTACTTGAACAAAAAGGAATCGTAACTAAAGTAGGAAATAAACTTTCGTATGTCTCACCTGTTACAGGCGAAGAGATTAAAGAGTTTAGAAAGCAATGGACAGAAGAACGTCTTCAAGTTGTTATGGATGAATGGAATCAGATTCCTGAAATTGTAGAAGATGAAGATATTTCTGATTTAGTTGATGACGAAACTTTAGTAGATGATCCAACACAGGAAGGAGTTGAATAATGAATCCAGATATTTTACTATTAGTAAGTGTATGGGATAGCATTAAGAACTATGTTCCAAAGAAGGATCGTGTTGAAGCGGCAGAGCACCTAGTGAGAGTTTTCGATGAGGAAGCAGACTTAGGTAATATCGAAGATGAAGTGATTACATTTGATGGTGTCTTGAAGACAGCAGTTGTAGGTCACTTTGGTTTCGGTGATGATGAAGACGCAGAAGACGACGACTGGGGTTAAAAATGGCAGGTTGGTATAATTCAGTAGTAGCAGACTTAGGCAAAATTGTTGATTCAATTGACTATTTTGAAAACGAGCTAGAAGAAGCCAAATACGAATGCGGTATTAAGGGAAGTCTGGAAAAAGCCAGTTCTTCCCTTCCTGGCATCACTGAGCATCGCTTTAATCAACTACAAGAGATTGAAGCAATTCTTGAACACTTAAATATAGAACTTCGTAGAGAACGTTCCAAAACATTCCGCAAATACTTAGAAGCATACAATAGGCAACTGTCTAGTAGAGATGCTGAAAAGTTTGTTGATAGTGAGGATAGTGTTATCAACCTAACACACCTTACGAATCAATACAGTCTATTGCGTAATAGGTATCTTGGCATCATGAAAGGCTTAGATACTAAACAGTGGCAAATAGGTCACATCACAAGACTGCGAACAGCAGGCATGGAAGATATAGTTATTAGTTAAGATGAAACAAATTCTTGATTTGACTGAAGTTTACAATATCTCTGTTAGTAGACAATACCTCATACCGTGGTTGTCTACTAAATTAGGTATACACGACAATTACGTCATAGTTAACGATGGTTTAATGCACCGCACACTACCCGAGCTTGAATGGTTTGACACTATTATATTGGACATAAGTCATAACCCAATGGTCGATGTCATATCATTTCAACAGCAAGTCCAATCATTTATTGATGAGCATAAAAACAAAAAGGTGGTAGTACTTAGCGATGACGCTAACGAACAGTATTACACTTCTTACTTCCATTTGCCCTATAGTCAGTTAGTATACCCGATTGAAGAAAAGCCTATAACATATAAATTTTCTTGTTTGAACTCTGTTCCTAAAATGCACAGACTGATCACACTGAATAAAATTTATCAGCATAACTTACAAGATTCTGTGTTGCATAGTTTTCTTTGGGATAAGCAAGAGCATTCTAGGAATCACTTGCAGACAGAATATTGGAAACAGGATCTCATAAACTATACTGATGAGTACGAATATTTTATGCAGAAGATACAGCATAAATGTCCAATTACAATAGACGATATTGGAAGACAAAGCTCATCATATGTTAATGACCACAGTGTGAGTAGCCCAGCATATAATGAAACAGCATTGCATGTTATAACTGAAAGTTCGTGTGTACGTTTGTTCTTTTCAGAGAAAACATGGAAGCCTATATATTCAGGGCAGTTGTTTTTATCAATAAATGCTCCAGGTTCTATTAAGAAACTAGAGCAGTTTGGGTTTGATGTTTTTAGAGACTTAATAGATCATTCTTATGATGAAGAGACTGACTTGGTAAAACGTGTTAATTCCTGTGTTAGCGAAATAGGTCGATTAAATGATAACATACTTGATATATACCATCATACAGCACTCAGGCGCAAGAATAACTTTTTGCATCTGCAAAGCAATGAATTTAAGCAACTTGTTGAGATAAGTGTGTGATTTATATATACCTCACGGGAAGAATCAAGCATAAAAACAAAATATTAGAAGAATGTTTTCTAATGATGAACGATTTATGCACTGATTGTGAACATGATGTAGATATAGATATTAACATACTGCATCGCTTAGACCAACAGATGGCAGGATACTGTTGGGGCGACTCAGAACTTGTACATATAGACTTAGCAAGGCACAGTTATGATACTTCATTTACTAGGGATGATATACTGCTACACCTCACACATGAACTAGTACATGCAAAACAACTGATAAACAAGCAGTATGATTATGCAGAAACTGGTCGTCTACCATATGCTGAACTCCCATGGGAGAAAGAAGCATACCGCATCGAAGAACATTTGTGTAAAAAATATTTTAAAATAGGTTGACATACTATATCTTTTAGTGCTATACTGTACAGTACATTAATTAGGAGTATGATATGACTATTCAAACATTTGACGATGGCTTTACATTTACTTATGATCCACAGAGACCATACAATGAGAACTTCACTGAATGGCGCCTCAAGAATCATGAAGAGCGTTCTGCTTACAACGAAGCGTTACTAACACCTTCTGAAGCAGAAGAAATTTTTGATAAATTATTTGGACAATACAAATAATGACAACTCATGCAATGATCGACATTGAGACATTAGGCACTAAGCCTGATGCTGTAGTTCTAACTATTGGCGGCGTAAAGTTCGACCCGTACACTAGTGAAGAACCGCATACACCCTTTAGTGTAAGGTTGGACATTGATGAGCAAACTGCCAGGGGCAGGGTAGTTGACCCAAATACTATTGAGTGGTGGGGTCAACAAGATAAGGCAATACAGGATGAAGCGTTTTCTGATGAGAACCGGACTCCTGTATTGACCTTCATTTCTGATCTAAACAAGTGGTTAAATGGTACAGAACTTAAATGGGCTCAAGGGGCAAGGTTTGATTACGGCATCCTAGAGAACCTAATAGAGCAATTTGACCAGCACAAAAATTGGTTTTTCTGGCAAGAAGCGGACAGCAGAACACTAGGACAATTAGTGCCTAGAGACATGCGTAAAGACGATTCTGGTGCCCAACAAGACCTACATTCAGCACTTGCTGATGCTTATAACCAGGCAAAAGCAGTACAAAAAGCATACAAATACCTCAATATTTCTCAATAATTTACCAAAAAGATTGGTAAAAAGGTTGACTTCGGCCAGCTATAGTGTATACTGTGTGTTCAACTACAGGAGAGTAAGCTAATGTCAAACGTAATACAGTTGTTCCCCAAGTGTACAGCAACACTATATCGTGTAGAGGATCCAGGTATAACGTGGTATGAGGAGGGTGCAATCATATCTAGTATACAGTTAAAAAATGATGCCACAGCACTCGATTGTAGTGTAGAGGATATACTAGATGAGATGCTAGTAGTCACTGTATAATATATACATATTAAACAATAAAGGACAGGAAAAAAGTTCAATAAAACTGGTAAAAAGGTTGACATGGACACTGGAATTTAGTATAATATACACAAGTTAGTAAGAAGGGCTTATTAACATTAATCATTACGTCGGGGATGACAATATGACAAATCAAAATTATGTAAAAATCAAGACTGGTACATACCGTAAAAACGAAATCGTTGATACAGTATTCCCAATCATCAAGCCACTTAACATAGGCAAAAAAGGTGCCTTTATTACAGTGGACGGTAGTGAAGCAATGGGCGAGAAGTTTTCAAGCATTAGAGTACTTATAGAAGATCCTACACAGGATTTAGAGTATGTTACTCCAAGTGTTTATGCTGAACAGCCTAAAATCGACAACACTCCTAAAGAGGAAGAAAACGAAGAACAAGCAATCGAACGTATTAAAGAACGTTTTGATATCTTGGATCGTATGACTCATGCTGTAGCAGAAGGTACAGTACGTGGTATGATTGTTAGTGGCCCTCCAGGTGTTGGTAAGTCGTTTGGTGTTGAAACAGTTCTTGAGGACTACGATATGCTAACTGAAGTTGCTGGCAAGCCTGCAAGGACTGAAGTTGTTAAAGGTTCTGTTACGCCAATTGGTTTATTCCAAACACTATATAACAATAGTTCGGCTGGTAACATACTTGTATTTGATGACTGTGACAGTGTATTGTTTGACGAAGTATGTTTGAACATGCTGAAGGCTACATTGGATTCAGGTAAGAAGCGTTACATCACTTGGAAGTCAGAGTCCAACGCATTGCGTAGGGAAGGTATTCCAGATAGGTTTGAGTTCAAAGGTGGTTGTATCTTTATTACTAACGTTGACTTTGAAAACGTTCGTAGCAAAAAGATTAAGGACCACTTAGCGGCTCTTATGTCAAGATGTCACTACTTGGATCTTACAATGAACAGCATCTCAGATAAGTTCATTAGAATCAAGCAAATTGTTCGTGATGGTATGCTTGAAGAATACAAGTTTGGTGAAGAAGGTAATGAAGAAATTATTAACTTCATGCTAGACAATGCCGCAATCCTTAGAGAGATTAGTTTGCGAATGGTTCTTAAAATCTCAGACTTGAGAAAAATGGACCCTGCAAATTGGCAGGCACTAGCCAGAACTACTTGTATGAAGGGGCATATTTAAAATAAGTAACATTGCTATCGTTTCCCTGGTGCTCAAACGTTAGTCATCCCCCAACAGAGCACCACGAAGCCCGGATCCCCTCCGGGCTTCACCTTTTCTTAAGAAAACACTTGACTTTGTACCACTAATCCGTATAATTAGTTGTACATTAATAAGGAGAGTTTATGAAACTTAAAAACATGTTTTACAGTGTTGGCGGCCCACTGTTATTAACAATAGCATTTATGACGCCTGCTACTGTAGAAGCAGAGGAGATAGAAGAGGTAATTGTGGTTGCCCAGCAAGTACAATCGACGGAGACGAATCCAGTCACAAGCACTAGATTGATTAGTGCAATTATGCCAGCGTTTACTTATAGCCCAGGCGGCTATGGTGGATTTGTAGGCTATAATGAGCGTGGCGCCCAAACAGTACATACCACAGTGTACACTAATGGTATACCAGCCAATGAGCCCGGGTCAGGATGGTATAACTTTGGACACGATATTGTATCAGGTGAGAGCGTAAAAGTAATCACAGGTGCAAATGGTGTACTATATGGTTCAGGTAGTATTGCAGGAACAGTGTTAATCAAAGACGTTATCGATTCTGGTAGCACTATTAGGTTTGAAGGATCAACGCCTTCTTATTTAAGAATAGCACCAAACGATAATTTTGAATACACTAAGTTTAAATCCGATATGCCAAGTGTTAGAAATGATAACACGGAAGAGGATTCTTATGACTTACAACAAGCAAAAGTATCCGTTGATGCAGGCGATTGGACATTCGCAGGTAAGTTTGTTGAGTATGAATATGATTATGACAACTGCTACACTGCTGACTTTTCACAATCAAACGATTGTGTAGATACAGGTGACCGTTACAATGTTAGTGTTAGAAATGATAACATTACTTTAGGTAGGTCATTCACCGACAGTAAGTATTCCACAGATGGTATTCAAACTTACAGTAACGAAAGTTACAGAAACTTCTTAAGAATAGCAGAGCATAAAGACCTAAGTTCAATGGTATCTATTGACTTTGGTGTAGACGCAGAAGCATTACATTATGCAACTGAATCAACATCAGGATCTAATACATACGAAGATGACAACTACGGAGCGTTCGTTAGTGTTAATGCATCAGCCGTATTCGATTATAACTTTGGTATCAGAGTTGGTAACGATGATCAGAATGCATTACGTTTTGGTATGACACAAGGACAGTTCTTTTTAAATATTGGAAACAGTTTTAGAAAGCCTACACTGTATGAGAAGTTTGGTGACGATTTTGTATTAGGTAACGAAAACTTAAAACCAGAAGAAGGCATTGGATATGAGATTGGATTTGGAACACTTGGTCTATTTAGATACGAGTTTTCAGAAACTATTGATTATCAATCAGGCTTTATGTT